ATTCATACCTGAGCAATGGTCTATGCCACCATACATTGATAACTTTGGTAATTCAAAAGTACAAGAAGCACTAGAAGCCCTAGATGATCAATTTGAAAAATGGAAAAAAGAACTTGCTCCGGAAACATATCAGTTGAGGATTTCTCAGCATCCTAGAAACATTGAAGAAGCTTTTGCTAACAGAACTATATCTAAGTTCCCAATGCATCTTGTAACAGCACAACAAAGAAGAATTGAAGATAAAGAATATGCTTATGAATTCTTAGATTTAGGCAGAGATGCCAACGGTAAAATACTTCCTGAGCACAGTAACAAAAGACCTATTATAGAATTTCCAATTACAAAAAATACTGAAGATAAAACAGGAGTTCTTGTAGTATGGGAAAGACCAGTAGAGAATCCTACATTTGGAATGTACTATGCAAGTATTGACCCCGTAGCTGAGGGTAAAGCTGAATATGTTGATAATATGTTATATACACCAACAGGTAGAAAAAGAATAGGTGATATACAAATAGGAGATAAAGTGATTGGTTCTGATGGTCAACCTATAAATGTAATTGGTGTATATCCTCAAGGTATTAAAGAATTATGTAAAATTACATTTAGTGATGGACACAGTATTAAAGTATGTGAAGATCACTTATGGAATGTAAAATTGAATGGTGGTACAAAAGGATACATTACTCTTTCTGTAAAAGATTTATTAGACAATACTAAAACAATTACTTATACAGGCACGGGTAAAAATATTAAAAAAGAATACACAATTTCTACTTATTATAAGGATAAGCAAAATAGAAATAAATGGTCTATCCCTATTACTAAACCAGTTTTCTTTAAGGGTTCAGCAAAGTTATCTATTCATCCTTACTTGTTAGGTTTACTTTTAGGTGATGGAGGGTTATCACAAAAATCTATTAGATTTAGTACAGTTGATGAAGAATTAATTACTTATATTGAACACCTGTTAGATGATGATCTATTAATAAAAAAAGTAAAAAATTCAAATTGTGATTATACAATTGTAAAAAAAACTGGTTCAAGAAATTCATTAACACAAAAATTAAAAGCCTTAGATTTAAAAGGTAGAAGATCTGAAGATAAACATATACCTCATCAATATATGTATTCAACTATATACTCAAGATTTCTTTTATTGCAAGGTTTAATGGATACAGATGGTTCTTATTCAAATCATGGTGCTGAATTTTATTCATCATCAAAAATAATGGCTTATCAAGTTGTTGAATTAGTACAATCACTTGGAGGAATAGCAAAAATAAGATGTAAAAAAACAACTCATCTAAATTCATATATTGTAAGAGTTTTATTACCTGAAGGCTTGACACCTTTTAGATTGAAAAGAAAAAGAGATATATACAAACCATCAAAAGTATTTAGCAGATACATAACAAATATAGAATGCATTAATGATGGAGAAGCGATTTGTATATCAGTTGATGCACCAGATAATCTTTATGTTACAGAACATGCTTTGGTTACACATAATACAACCACATCTGAATCATTATGTTCTATCTATATTATGAAAGCTCCTGTAGAAGTAACAAAGGTTACCGGTATAGAAACTGAAACATACATAGAACCAGATAAGATTGTAGCTGCATGGTGCGGAAGGTTTGATGATATTAACAAAACACACCAAAGACTGGAGACAATTATTGAGTGGTATAATGCCTGGACAGTAATTGAGAATAACATCTCATTATTTATTCAGTATATGATCTCTAGAAAGAAGCAGAAGTACTTAGTACCAAAAAGTCAAATAATGTTCTTAAAAGACCTGGGATCTAATAATTCAGTGTATCAGGAGTATGGTTGGAAGAATACTGGAACATTATTTAAAGCTCACTTACTAAGTTATGCTATTGAGTACACTAAAGAAGAACTTGATGTAGAAACTAAATCTGATGGTACTATTGTAAGAACTAAATATGGTATTGAAATAATACCAGACATTATGTTATTAAAAGAAATGGCTGCATACTCAGATGGAGTCAATGTGGATAGACTTGTTGCCTTCTGTGCAATGGTTGCTTTCATGAGAATTCAGCAAGCTAATAGAGGTTATAGTAAAAGAGTTATCATGGATGATACGGCTAAAAACTTGCAAAAGTCAGAAAATTTGTATAAATTAAGTAGTAGTCCTTTCCGTCACATGGGTAGGAGTGCAGGTAGTTCATCAGGAGGAAAGAATATAAATAGATCTCCATTTAAAAATATAAGATAGTTATGCAAGAAAATGTATACTATATATACAGACATATAAGACCTGATAAAAATGAGGTTTTTTATATCGGTATAGGTAAATATCAAAAAAAATGGAAATATAATAGAGCCTATCATAAAACTGGTAGAAATAATTATTGGTTGAATATTGTTAAAAATAATCCTGAATATAAAATTAAAATAGTTTTAGAAGACTTGACAAAAGAAGAATGTGTTTCTAAAGAAATTGAGTTTATTGCTCTATATGGAAGAAAAGATATAGGTAAGGGTACACTTGTTAATTTAACTGATGGTGGTGAAGGAGTTTGCAATATAAGCAATGAAACAAGAAATAAAATATCCATATCTAGATTAGGTAGTAAAAATCCAATGTATGGTAAAAAAATCACACCTGAAAGAAAACAAGCAATGTCTTTATTAATGAGTGGTGTAAATAATCCTAACTATGGTAAAAAAATACCTAACTGGCATAAAGAGATAAATAGAAACACTCAGTTAGGTAAAAAACAAAGCGAGAATCAAATTAGTCATAGAATTCAATTTTTAAAGAAAAAAGTTATTGATTTAAAAAATAATGTTATCTATGATTCAATCAAAGATGTAGCTTTGGTATTTAAAAAGTCACCATCACACATGACAAGATTAATTAAACAAAATAAATTTAATTTAAAATTTTTATAATATGCAAGTATATAATAGTTTGCAACTCAAAAAGGGAGCTAAAGCATCTCATAATAGAATGGGTTCAATCACCCAACCACTTCAATTTATACTACGTGTTGAAAAGGATGAGGAGTGGGCAGCATGGTGCTTGGATTGGTTAGAATGGAATGGACTGAAACAGATCCGTAGAAATGCCCGCAGACTTATGAAAAACTATAAGTTGGCTAAAGGTATTATTGATAAGTCTGACTATATAGTTGAAGAAAACAATGAGATGAAAGATATTGTTGATGTATTAACTAGAGAAGACTGGTCTGCACTTGAATTAAAGTTCTATCCTATTATCCCAAATGTTATTAATGTTCTAGTAGCTGAATTTGCAAAAAGAACTACCAAACTTTCATACAGAGGTATTGATGAATTCTCCTATAATGAAATGTTAGAGCAAAAAAGAAAGCTAGTTGAGGATACATTAATGGATGATGCTAAAATGAAAATTCAAGCAGCAATGCTTGAGCAAGGTTTAGATCCTGAATCAGAAGAAGCACAACAACAATTGTCTCCTGAAAATTTAAAGTCTCTTCCTGAGATTGAAAAATATATGCAGAAAGATTATAGATCCATGATAGAACAATGGGCTATACATCAACATCAAGTGGATAGTGAAAGATTTCATATGGATGAGCTTGAAGAAAGAGGATTCAGAGATATGCTTATTACAGACAGAGAATTTTGGCACATGAGAATGATGGAAGATGATTATGAAGTTGAACTTTGGAATCCTCCAGTAACTTTCTACCACAAATCTCCTGATGCAAGATACATTTCACAAGGTAACTGGGTTGGTAAAGTGGATATGCTCACCGTAGCTGATGTTATTGATAAGTATGGTTACATGTTGACAGAAGAACAGCATGAAGGTCTTGAAGCAATTTATCCAATCAGATCTGCAGGTTATACTATTGGAGGGCAAAATGATGGTACATTCTATGATGCTACTAAGTCTCATGAATGGAATACTAACATGCCTTCATTAGCATACAGACAGTATACTAGTATGATGGCTGGTTCAGTTTATGATGGTGGAGATATTGTTAACCAAATACTTTCTGAAGGAGAAGATTATTATGATCAAGGTACAGCTTACTTATTGAGAGTAACTACAGCGTACTGGAAGTCTCAAAGAAAAATTGGACATCTTACAAAAATTGCTGAAAGCGGTGAGGTGATCAATGAAATAGTAACAGAAGATTACAAGATTACTGATAAACCAATCTATGATAATAGATTATTCAAAAACAAAACAAAAGACACTTTGCTTTTTGGAGAACATATTGACTGGATTTGGATTAATGAAGTTTGGGGTGGTGTTAAAATTGGTCCAAATATTCCTTCATTCTGGGGTATGAACAATCCTGGAGGTTTCTCTCCAATCTATATTGGTACAGATAAGAATCATATTGGTCCATTAAAGTTTCAATTTAAAGGTGATAACAGTTTGTATGGATGCAAGCTTCCTGTAGAAGGAGCAGTATTCTCTGATAGAAATACTAAGTCAACAGCTTTGTTAGACTTAATGAAGCCATACCAGATTGGATACAACATTGTAAACAATCAGATTGCTGATATACTAGTTGATGAGTTAGGAACAGTAATTTTACTTGATCAGAATTCACTACCAAGACACTCAATGGGTGAAGACTGGGGTAAGAACAATTTATCAAAAGCATATGTGGCAATGAAGAATTTCCAGATGCTTCCTTTGGATACCTCAATAAGCAATACAGAAAACCCTCTTAACTTCCAGCACTTTCAGAAATTAGATCTTTCACAAACAGAAAGGCTAATGTCAAGAATCAAATTAGCAGAGCACTTTAAACAACAAGCTTATGAAGTAATTGGTATCAACCCTCAAAGATTAGGACAAGAGTTAACACAAACTACAGCTACAGGTGTAGAACAGGCTAAGAGTGCTTCTTATGCACAAACTGAGATGTTCTTCATGCAGCACTGTGATTACTTAATGCCAAGAGTACACCAGATGAGAACTGACTTAGCTCAATACTATAATTCAACAAAACCATCTGCAAGACTTACATACATGACATCTCAGGATGAAAAAGTAAATTTTGAAATAAATGGTACTGATTTATTAATGAGAGATCTTAATATCTTCTGTAGTACAAATGCAAATAACAGAGCTGTATTAGAGCAATTGAAACAAATGGCTTTAACAAACAATACAACTGGAGCAACAATCTTTGATCTTGGTAAAATTGTTCAAGCTGATAGTATATCTGAAGTTACAGGTACACTTAAAGCTGCTGAAGAAAAAATGAACAAGCAAAAACAAGAGGAGCAACAACATCAACAAGAAATGCAACAGCAACAACTTGATTCTCAAGAGAAACAAAAGAAAATGGAACTTGATGCAGCTGAATTGAGAGATGAGAAAAATAGACAAAAAGATATTCTTGTTGCTGAAATACGCGCGGCAGGTATGGGTGCTATGACTGATGTTAATGAAAATAAACAATCAGACTTCTTAGATGCTATGAAAGAGATCAGAGCTACTGAAGAGTTTCAAGATCAAACAAACTTACAGAGAGAAAAGGAAACTAATAGAATGAATAATGATTCTCAGAAAGCTCAAATTGAAAGAGAAAAGATCCAAGCTCAAAGAGAAATAGCAGATAAACAATTGCAGGTTGCAAGAGAAAATAAAACAAAAAGTGAATTAAAAGCAGATAAAAAAATATGATAACTTATATTTATACTTTAGTAGATCCTGAAACTGATAAAGTAAGATATGTTGGTAAAACTAATGTGAAACCTCAAAACAGGTATAATCAACATATTTACCAATGGAAAAGATCTATAAGACTTACTAAAGTAAATAGTTGGATTAAACATCTTTCATTAAAAGATAAAAAACCTGTTTGTAATATAACTAAGGAAGGTGTAGTATTATTTGAATTTAAAAGTGTTACTGAAGCAGCAAGGTTTTTTAAAATTGAACCTACACATATAACAAGAGTGTGTAAAGGTAAATCTAAATCAGGTTTAACAAAAGGTCATTATTTTAAATATTTATAAGAAGAAAAGAATAATACTTAGCTATATAGTGTGAAAAATTTTATAAGCTGCTTTAAATTTATCAAGTTTA